ATGCCCCTGACCGAAATCCAGATTCGCAAGGCGAAGCCCACCGACAAGCCCCTAAAGTTGAGTGACGGAAAGGGGCTTTACCTGTTGTTGACCCCCACCGGCTCCAAGCTCTGGCGCTGGAAATACCGGGTGGATGGCAAAGAAAAGCTGATGACCCTGGGGGCCTACCCCGACATGCCGCTGGCGCAGGCCCGCATGCGCCACGAGGACGAGCGCCGCGTTCTGCTGGCAGGCATTGACCCCATGGCCCAACGCAAGGCAGACAGGCATGCGCGCCAGCTTGCTGCAGACAACTCCTTTGCCACCGTGGCGGGCCTATGGTGGGCGAGCTGGAAAGCCGCGCGCTCAGACAACCATGTCGAATCTGTCATGCGCCGCCTCAAGTCGGACGTGTTCCCAGCCATCGGCACCCGGCCCATTGCCGAGATCGAAGCGCCCGAGCTGGTGCGCATGGCCAAAGCCATCGAAGCGCGCGGCGCCCTGGACATTGCCAAGCGCGCCCTGCAGACCACCGGCCAGGTGTTCCGCTACGCCATCGCCCACGGCCTGGCCACGCGCAACCCCGCAGCCGACATCAAGCCCAGCGACGTGCTGGCATCGCGCAAGAAAGAGAACTATGCCCGCCTGGATGCCAAGGAGCTGCCCGAGCTGATGCGCAAAATCGAGGGCTACCAGGGCACACCCACCACGCGCCTGGCCATCAAGCTGATGGCCCTGACCTTTGTGCGCACGTCTGAACTGATCGGCGCCAGGTGGGCAGAGTTCGACCTGGCCGCCGCGCGCTGGGACATACCTGCCCCCCGCATGAAGATGAAGACCCCGCATGTGGTGCCGCTGTCCACGCAAGCCGTGGAGGTGCTGCGCACGCTGCAGCTATTGACTGGCGGGCGCGAACTGCTGTTTCCTGGAGAACGCGACCACGCCAAGCCCATGAGCAACAACACCATATTGATGGCCCTTGCCCGCATGGGCTACAAGCACCGAATGACGGGCCACGGGTTTAGAGGTATTGCCTCGACTTTGCTGCATGAATTGGGCTTTGATCATGCCCATATTGAAATACAACTGGCACACCAGGAGAGAAATGCCGTCAGTGCCAGCTATAACCACGCCACATATTTGACGCAGCGCGCGGTAATGATGCAAAATTGGGGCGATTATCTAACCAACTGCACAAAACCGAATCATGAGCAAATTTAGCGCAACTCCTGGCGACATAAACAGTTTCGCCAGAAAATCTTCATCATTCTTGGAAAGCACCATAATTCCGCATCTTGAATACGAAGCCATAGCGATATTGATTAAGGCCGGAATCTGCGACGAAGACTATTACAACCCGACCGGCCCGCGCGATGGTGAGGCGTGGCGATTGTTCTGGTTAAACGAAGCGCTGCATCAATGCGAGAACTTCAACCCTGCAGGAGACGCCGGGAAGCACCTGGAACCCGCCGAACGTGCCGCTGTCAACGTCCTGGTTTCGGCATCCGCCCTGCGCGATGCGCTCGATCAAGGGAACGCAGAGGAAGCCGCAGCCCTGGCGATGATTTTGGTTTCTGATGCCGTTATCGGCGGCCTGTCGATTGAACTAAAAGAGTTGACAGAAAAACATAATTCATCAAAAAGAATTCCTTACGAGACTGGGATTGGAAAAAAGAAAGCAGACTTCGACCGAATGAAGGAAGCTGTAATAGACTTCGCAAGAACCGCATGGAAAGATGATCCGTCAGTTCTGATTGGGAATATGGCGAGTAATTCTTTGGATCATGTCAGCATTAATTTTTCAGAATATAAAACACTGAAAGAATTGCCCGAAGAAAAGACGGTACTTGGATGGCTACGCAATGCAGGCAAGCGCGGCGACCTGGAGATACCGAAACAGGCGCAAAAAGGCGGAAGGCCTAGAAAGACTACCGAATAACCATACGCGCGCTAGCGCGTAAACATTTATACGCAGCGCATCAAAGTATTCAAAATGGTGCGCAAGCGGAATCATCGGCCATCCCAACAACACACAGTTGAACAGCCATGAACCCGCCGACAATCGCCTATTCAAAACTCGCCTACACCGTCCCCCAGTTCTGCGACGGTTTCAACGTAAGCCGCACCCACTTCTATGCCCTGCTGAAAGAGAACAAGGGGCCGCGCCTCATGAAGGTAGGCCGCCGCACCCTCATCAGCGCACAAGCCGCTGCCGACTGGTGCAAGCGCATGGAAGAAGAAACCAGCATCCAAAGCGGATACGTGTGCATTGATGCCCCCAAGGCGGTGGCGTAATGCGTGCCGCGTTTGCCACCCTGCACAGCTACGCCAACGTCGTGCTGCTGCGCGCCTGGTGCGCATCGCCGTTGCACTGGCTGCAGCGCTGTGCTACATTCTCACCCGGTGTTGAAAGACACCACGGGCTTGGTCGCCCGATTACCGAAGGCGCAGCAGCCGCGCCCATCTTGGACAGCGGCTTTTTTCATGTCCACATGCTGCGTGTGGCGCACGGCTTCCTTTTTGGCGGGCCGTGTTGGGACACCCGCAAGGGTGTGCCGGTTCCTTCGGCCGGTCGACCAACCCAGCACGGTCTGCCACCCTTGCTTGGTCGCAAGGGCGGCAGGTTTCAAACCTGTTCCGAAGGAGCCAACATGGCTAGCACCGCACCCAAGCCCACCACGGGCAACCACCACTCCATTGACCTTGTCGCCTTGCACGGCGAAGCCATCAACGCTTGCGCGATGGCCACCTACTACACCCGCAAGGGCAACCACGCAGGCGCAGCGCGCAAAAGCGTTCAAGCCCTGACCGCACTGCGGCGCCTGGCTGCCGTGCGGACTGCGAGCAGTGCACACGTGTGCACCACCTGCCGCGATAACTTTCCGCTGCCGCAGGCTGACGATGTTTTCGACGCGATGGTGATCGCGGGCTACGTGGAGCGGCGCACTGCATGCGACCTGTGCCCGACCAGCTCGAAGCCTTGCCTGACTAACGGGAGGGCCTGAGCCATGGAAAACCAAACACTCACGCAATTGCGCAGTGCCATCAGCGATATGGACTGCATGTCACAAAGCGGGTTTTCAAGCATTGCAGCCATTACGAAGCTGGCACTTGCCGCCCTGGAAAACCCAATGACGTGCAACGACATTGACAGCATCGCCGCTGCCCTTGAATCCATTCGTAGCACTGCGATGGATGTTGAAAACTGTATCAACGCGACCGCCGAGGGTGTGGGGTGCCACTACGTTGATGCAGCACAACGGCGACGCTGGGAAGCCAAGCGGGAAGCCGAGAGCAAGAAAGTGAAGCTGAGCCATGGCCTTTGACCCCACCCAACTACCCCACCCCGAAGACTACTACCGGGACTGCGGCCTGCGCCTGGAAGGGCAAGGCAAGTGGCGCAAGACCTGTTGCAACTTCTGCGAGTACCACACCATGCGCGTCAACGTGAAAAGCGGTGCATACGTGTGCACCGACTGCGGCGCGAGCGGTGGCGACGTTCTGGCCCACCACATGGAGCTGACCGGCGCCGATGAAGCGCAGGCGGCCAAAGGCCTGGGCGCCTGGTGGCATGCCCCTGGCGCATCCCCTGCCAGGCTGGAGGTGCGCCATGGGCTTTGACCGCACCTTATTGCCAGACCCGCCCGCCTTCTACGAGGCCACCGGCCTGCGCCTGGATGGGCGCGGCAAGTGGCGCACCACAGCGTGCGCATTCCACGATGGCAGCGACTCCATGCGCGTTAACCTGCAGACGGGTGCATTCGTGTGCATGGCTGGCTGTGGCGCGCGTGGCGGCGACGTGCTGGCCTACCACATGGCCCTGACCGGCATGGAGTTTGTGGAGGCCGCCAAGGCGCTGGGGGCCTGGCGCTCTGACGGCAACACCGCGCCCGCCAGACCCACCCCACTGTCACCACGCGCTGCGCTGGAGGTGCTGAAATTCGAGGCCATGGTGGTGGCTGTTGCGGGTGGCAACGTGGCGCGCGGCGTCACGCTGTCAGACCCCGACCGCAGCCGCGTCATGCAGGCGGCAGGCCGCATCAACCAGGTGGCGGGCATGTTTGCATGAATGCACAGTACGAAAATTGGGCTGCCAACATCGATGCGGACATTGCGGCCTACGGCACGCCCACACCCCTGCCCCCGCTGCGCACCGAGCTAGATGGCGTGGTGCTGAAATGCGCGGCAGACCTTACGCCATCGCCCGTGCGCTGGCTGTGGCAATACTGGCTTGCGCTGGGCAAGCTGCACATTCTGGCGGGCGCACCTGGCCAGGGCAAAACCACCCTGGCCCTGGCCATGGCCGCCACAGTGACCATGGGCGGGCGCTGGCCCGATGGATCTATTGCCACAGCGGGCAACGTGCTGATCTGGAGCGGGGAAGATGACCCCGCCGACACCCTGCTACCGCGCTTGCTGGCGGCAGGCGCCGACCGGGCGAAGTGCTTTTTTATTGAGGGCGCACGGCGCGATGGTGAGGTGGTGCCCTTCGACCCCGCGCGCGACCTGGGCCAGTTGCTGGCCGCCATCGAAAAAATAGGCGGCATCAAGCTACTGGTGATCGACCCGGTAGTGAGTGCCGTTGCTGGCGACAGCCACAAAAACACCGAGGTGCGCCGCGCCTTGCAGCCGCTTGTTGACCTGGCCACCGCGTGCGATTGCGCTGTGCTGGGCATCACCCACTTTGCCAAAGGCGGGCAAGGCACTGACCCCACGCAGCGCGTGGTGGGCAGCGTGGCCTTTTCTGCCGTGGCCCGCGTGGTAATGGTGGCGGCCAAGGTGAAAGGCGACGATGAAAACAAGGACGCCCGCATCCTCGCCCGCACCAAAAGCAACATTGGCCCGGACGGTGGTGGGTTTCATTACTTCCTGGAACAGTCTGAGCCGCTGCCAGGGATTCAGGCATCGCACATCGCATGGGGCAAGGCAGTGGACGGCACGGCGCGCGAGCTGCTGACAGACCCTGAAGACGCGACGGATGGCGATGGCGAAAAATCTGCGCTTGAGGAGGCCATGGAGTTCCTGGTGGAGATTCTGAAAGATGGTTCTGCGCCGTCCAAGTACGTTGAATCAGAGGCAAAAGACGCAGGCATTGCGCCGCGCACGGTACGCCGTGCATCCGAAGTTCTGCGTGTCAAAAAACGAAAAATGAACGGTGCGTGGTATTGGTTCAAACCCAACTTGGCCAACGAACTTGGCCAACTTGGCCAGCCTATAAACGTTGGCCAAGTTGGACAAGTTGGCCAAGTTGAGCAAGTTGAAGGCCGCGACGACGATCCGTTCTGACTGCCGCCCAACAGCCCACAAGCCCGCCGCCACACGGGATTTTTTGTTCACCAGTGTTCGCCACTGACCAAACTTCCCCGCACCTATTGCAACGCCAAAAACGGCGGGTTCCACTTGGTCATCTTCCACCCGAAACCCCGCCATGAAACTCCACGAAATCCGCCAAAAGAAGGCCGCCAAGGTAGCCGAAGCCCGCACCCTGCTCAACACCGCCGAGGGCGAAAAGCGCAGCCTGAACACTGCCGAGCAAACAGCCTTTGATGTGCTGAAAACCGCTATCACCGACCTGGAAGGCCAGGAGCAGCGGGCGCAGTTCGTGGAGGATGCCGAGCGCCGCACCGCTGGTGAGCCAGTGGACAAGAGCCGCACCGACCTGGAAGGCCGCATCAGCATCGTGGAGGCCATTGCCGCCCATGCCGAGAATCGTTCCCTGACCGGCGCCCTTGCCGAGTACAACCAGGAGCAAAAGCGCCAGGGTGTGCAAGCCAAGGGCGTGTTGGTGCCCCACGCGCTTTTCGAGCAACGCGCCGCACAGACCACCACCACCGCCGCTGGCATCGTTCCAGAGGATTTTCGGGCTGACCAGTTCGTGGGCCTGCTGCGCAATTCCATGGTGGTGCGTTCGCTGGGTGCCCGCGTGCTGCCCAACCTGCGCGGCGATGTGACCATCCCACGCCAGGCCACCACCAGCACCGCGCAATGGCTGGCCGAGGGTGACGCCCTGACCGACAGCGGCCTGACGTTCAACAGCATTGGCCTCAAGCCCAAGCATGTGGGCGCCATCACCGAACTGTCGCGCCAGCTCCTGCAGCAGTCCAACCCATCGATTGAAGCCCTGGTGCGTGACGACTTCATCAACGTGGTTTCGCTGGCCATCGATAAGGCCCTGATCCATGGCGACGGTGTGAAGGAACCCGAGGGCCTGCTGACCGCAGCCACCGGCACCGGCACGCTGGCCACCCTGAGCTGGGCCACCGTGCTGACCGTGCTGCAGGGCCTGGCGCTCAAGAACATCACGCCCAATGCCTGGCTGACGCATCCCGAGGTGGCGACCATTCTGCGCAAGACGCTGCGCGAAGCGGGCCTGCCGGGTTACTTGCTGGACAACGGCCAACTGGCTGGCGTGCCCGTGGCAGTCACCAACCAACTTGCGAAGAAGGCCGGTGCGCCTGCCACGGGCCGGATCATCGTCGGAGACTTTGCCGAGATGATCGTGGGCACATGGGGAAGCGTGGACATTCTCACGAACCCTTATGCCGAAGGCCCATACAGCCGTGGCGCAATCCAAGTGCGCATCCTGACCACCTGCGACATGGTGCCGCGCCGTGAAGACGCCTTCACCGTGATTGAAGACATCGCGCTGTAAGCGAAGGGTTGCGAATGTTGGAAATCCGCTCTAACGGCACTCTGTCCGCAACGGGCAAGACCCTCACGGGTTACGCCGCCGTTTTCAATAGTGAGGCAGTCCTGGGAGACTTTTCAGAGGTTATCCGGCAAGGTGCTTTCGCCAAATCGCTGGCGACGGGTTCCAACATTCGCGCCTTGTACCAGCACCAAGGCGACGCCTTGCTGGGCACCACGCGGGGCGGCACGCTGCAGCTACGCGAAGACGCCAAGGGCCTTGCCTTTGAGCTGGCCCTGCCCGACACCAGCCACGGCAAAGACCTGGCCATCCTGGTGGGCCGTGGCGACGTTGCGGGGTGTTCCTTTGGCTTTCGCGTGGCGCCTGGTGGTGACCGCTGGGAGCAACGCGGGGCCACGCTGGTGCGTGAGCTGATCGACGTGGAGCTGGTGGAAATCACCCTGACCAGCGACCCCGCCTATCAAGACACCACCGTAGCCATGCGCAGCCGCAGTGCAAACGTATGCACAGACAGCCGCCGCCTTTGGATTGAGACCTGTTAGGAATCGACGTGAGCATCATTACCCGCGCCCTGGGCGCCCTAGGACTTGAACGCCGTAGTGGTGTTGCAGGTGGTGACACCTATTGGAGTGACTTCGCAGGTTTGCGAAGTAGCCCCGTCAATGAGAAAACCGCACAGGGCGTGAGCGCTGTTTACGCCTGTGTACAAGCCATCGCAGAGACCACTGCCAGCCTTCCCTTGATTCTTTTCAAGCGCACTGGTGAAGACCGGGAGCGGGCATCCAACCACCCGCTGTATGCCGTCCTGCACGACATGGCAAACCCGGAGCAAACAGCACTGGAAGCCCGTGAGTATTTGCAGGCGTGTGTGTTGCTGCGCGGCAATGCTTATGCACGCATCGTGCGCGGGTTTGATGGCCAGGTGCGCGAACTGTGGCCCCTGTCCCCTGACCGCGTGACGGTGCTGCGCGCTGCTGGCAAGCTGGCCTATGACTACACGGACGGCAACAACGTGCTGCACCGCCTGCTGGCCCATGAGGTGCTGCACCTGCGCCACCGCCTGGGTGATGACGGTGTGCTGGGTGTGAGCCCCATCGCCGCAGCGCGTGGCGTGGTGGAACTGGCAATTGCTGAGAGTGAGCATGGGGTAAGCACGTTCCGCAATGGTGCCAAGCTGCTGGGGGTGCTCAAGTTCCCCGGCATGCTCAAGCCTGACCAGCGCCAGGCCATCAGGGAATCGTGGGGCAGCCAGTACGCAGGCGCGGGCAATGCAGGGCGCACGGCCATTCTTGAAGGTGGCGTGGACTTTCAGTCTGTGAGCATGAGCCTTGAGGATGCCGAGTGGATCGCATCGCGCCAGTTCAGCGTGGAAGAAGTGGCGCGGCTGTTTCGTGTGCCGCCAACAGTGATTGGTGACCTGCGCCATGGCAACTACTCCAACAGCGTGGAGATGGCGCGCCAGTTCGTCACCATGACGCTGCGCCGCCACCTGGTGGCATGGGAACAAGCCATCGCCAAGCAATTGCTGACCGAGGAAAGCCGCCGCACCTACTTTGCCGAGCACCAGGTGGAAGGGCTGCTGAGGGGCGACAGCGTGAACCGCGCGGACTTCTACGCCAAGGGCATTGCGGCCGGATGGATGCTGCCGTCCGAGGCCCGCCGCCTGGAGAACCTGCCCACGATTGAAGGAATCGACAATGCCGCGCCCAGTGCAATTTAAGCCAGCCAAGCGCACGGGCCGGGATGCGGACAAAACCCGCACGCTCAAGCTCAATGGCAGCGCCTGGCAGAAGCTGCGCGCCAGTGTGCTGGCTGGTGAGCCCTTGTGCAGACACTGCGCAGCGCGCGGCCTGGTGGTGCCTGCCACCGATGTGGACCACATGAACGGGGCAGACGACAACCGCCTGGAGTCACTGCAGCCGCTGTGCCACGAATGCCACTCGCGCAAGACCGCAATGGAGAACGGAAAGAACGTCACCTTTGGATGCGACGCAAGCGGCACCCCTGCCGACCCATCGCACTATTGGAATCGGGCTGCTGTGCGTGATCCTGGTGCGAGTCAGGCGCCTGCTTTCAAAAAATCACCAGCAACCGACAGCCCCAGACCGACCAGTAATCGCTCTGTGCGCGCTAAGTCCAAAGAATTGCTATGAAAGTTACAGCAAAGCGCAAGCGCTCCGACAGCGCCGCAGCCGCAGTGGCTGCTGTGCAAGCCGCGTCACTGGGGCCACTGCAGCCGCCCGCGCATGTGACCTTGCGGCCTGGTGACCGCCCATTCTGGGAAGCCATCATGCTGGCCCGTGCGCGTGACACCTGGACCGACTCCGACCTGGCGACCGCCGCCAGTCTCGCCCGCAGCCAGGCCGATATTGAGCGCCTGCAGGCAGAGGTTGACCTGGAGGGCTTCACCATCCCTTCGGGCAACGGCACGCCCATCGTGAACCCAAAGCACAAGCTTCTGGAGACCCTGACCCGCCGCGCCGTGTCGCTGTCTCGCGTGCTGCATGTCCATGCCGAGGCGACGGTGGGCCGCAGCCGTGACGCGGGCAAGGCCCTGGCCAATGAACGACAGGCCAGCCTTCCCTTGGAAGATGAAGACGACCTGATCCCGCGCCTTCGCGTGGTGTCGTAAACCATGGCCAAAGCCACACCCACCCGCGCCGCCCGCGTAATCGCATTCATAGAACGGCACTGCCTGACGCCTGACGGTGCACACGTAGGCACGCCGATGGTTCTGGCCAAGTTCCAAAAGGACTTCATCCGGGACGTGTACGACAACCCCGCCGGAACGCGCCGCGCCATCCTGAGCGTGTCCCGCAAGAACGGCAAGACCGGCCTGATTGCGGGCCTGCTGCTGGCCCACCTGGTGGGGCCTGAGGCCAAGCAAAACAGCCAGATCGTGAGCGGCGCCATGAGCCGCGACCAGGCATCGTTGGTGTTCAACCTGGCGGCAAAAATGGTGCAGCTCTCGCCCACGCTATCCAGCATCGTGCGGATCATCCCGTCCGGCAAGCGCCTGATCGGCCTGCCGCTCAATACCGAATACCGGGCGCTGGCCGCCGATGGCAAGACCGCGCACGGCCTGTCCCCGGTGCTGGCCATCCTCGACGAAATTGGCCAGGTGCGTGGCCCCCAGTCCGACTTTGTGGACGCCATCACCACCAGCCAGGGCGCGCACGAAGCGCCGCTGCTTATCGCCATATCGACGCAGGCCGCCAGCGACGCGGACCTGCTTTCCGTGTGGCTGGATGACGCTCAGGCCAGCGCAGACCCGCGCATCGTGTGCCGCCTGTACGCCGCGCCCGATGGCTGCGAGCTGCTGGACCACGACGCATGGAAGGCAGCGAACCCGGCGCTGGGCATATTCCGCAGCCTGGATGACCTGCGCGAACAGATGACGCAAGCCCAGCGCATGCCCAGCATGGAGAACACCGCCCGCAACCTGCTGCTGAACCAGCGCGTCAGCACCGAAAGCCCGTTCGTGTCTCCAGACGTGTGGAAGTCGTGCGCCGACCAGGTGCAACCGTTCTATGACACCCCGGTGTTCTGCGGCCTGGACTTGTCGGCGCGCACCGACTTGACCGCCCTGGTGATCGTCGGCAAGTTGGATGGCGTGTGGCATGTCGTGCCGCACTTCTGGACACCCGAGCAAGGGCTGGTGGATCGCGCCAGGCGCGACCGCGCCCCATACGATGTGTGGCACCAGCAAGGCTTCATGCACACCACGCCAGGGGCCACGGTTGACTATGAGTACGTGGCGCAGGAGATAGCCGAAATTCTCAGCGGCCTGAATGTGGAGGCCATCGCCTATGACCGCTGGCGCATTGACCTGCTGCGCAAGGAGCTGGACAAGATCGGCGCCGACCTGCCCCTGGTGGAGTGGGGCCAGGGCTACCGCGACATGGCGCCCGCGCTCGATGCGCTGGAGGCCGAGCTACTCAATGGCCGCATCGCCCACGGCGCCCACCCAGTGCTGACCATGTGCGCAGCCAACGCCACAGTGACCAAAGACCCCACCGGCGCCCGCAAGCTCGACAAGTCACGCGCCACGGGCCGCATCGACGGCATGCAGGCCCTGGCCATGGCCATGGGCCTTGCCGCCCGAACCGAAGAGGCAGCGAACATTTACGAGGATGGCGCTTTTACATTCGTTTGAGCCGCTGCACAAGCGTGCAAAAATGAGTTCTTGCACGCTTGGGGGTACATTTGGGGGTATCGTGATTTATTAAATTCACAAAACCCAGCATTCATGCGGCTTTCAAGGCGTCTTGTGAATGACGCCCTCCGCCAAAATTCAAAGCCCCGCTTAGCAATAAGCGGGGCTTTTTGTTTTATTCCACCATCCTATCTACCATCAATTTTTTGATTGGCTCGAACGGAATCGCACTCCATCGGACAGGAGATGGGCTGCACCTACCGACTCGGAAGTCCAAAAAGTTTCAACCACATATCACTTGCTCGAACAGCCCCCCCGCCTGTTCCCGCCATGTGATCCACAACGCTCCAGCCTCTGCCTCTTCTGCGCAGGGGCTTTTTTGCGTCTGGCCTCCGGCGGCATGTCATCCACCACCAGGAGAACTCCATGCCTTCCTTTCCCCCCTGTCCCCTGTGCCACAGCCACCTCGTCGTCCCAAGGGACTGGGGGCGCAAAGCCGGTGCGGTTATCGGTGCCATTGCCGGTGCCACCGGCGGATTTTCCGGAGCTCTGAGCGGCGCTCGTATCGGCACCCTCGCAGGAACTGCCGGTGGTCCCTTTAGCGCCGCCTTCGGTGGTCTGGCCGGAGCAGTTTTAGGTGCCCTGGCCGGAAGTGCCATCGGCTGCGAAATGGGTTCCTCCGTGGGCCTGGCCTTCGACAACCACCTGTTCAACAACCTCCGGTGTCGAGGCTGCGGCTACGTGTTCCAGCAACGCTGAGTCCGTCTTCTCTACCTTCCAACAAACCCGCATCAAAGGTTTCGAAAAAAATTTGAATGCGTCTTATTTCAAAAACTAATTCCATCCCACAAAAGGATCTTCTATGGCACACCTCATCGAAACCATGGCCTACGCCGGCCAAACACCGTGGCACGAACTGGGCAATGCTCTTCCCGCAAAACAAGGCATGGATGTCTGGGCCAAGGCCGCAGGCATGGATTGGCGCATTCAGGAAGCGCCCGTGCGCTTTCTGGCATTAGATGGCAAGGACGGCTTGGCGGGCCTGTACGGCGAGCCCAAGGAGTTTCCTGAACAAAAGGTGCTTTACCGCAGTGATAGCCAGGCGCCGTTGTCGGTAGTCAGCAGCCGTTACCAGGTGGTTCAGCCCCAGCAGGTGCTGGAGTTCTATCGGGATCTGACGGAAGTCGCCGGCTATGAGCTGGAAACGGCAGGGGTGTTGAAGGCCGGGCGCAAGTTCTGGGCCTTGGCCCGCACTGGTAAATCTGTGGCTCTCAAGGGCAAGGATGTGGTCAATGGCTACTTGCTGCTGGCAACGTCCTGTGATGGCACTCTGGCGACGGTCGCCATGCCCACGACGGTGCGCGTCGTGTGCAACAACACCTTGGCCATTGCGCTCAAGGATGGGATGAACGCGGTCAAGGTGCCTCACAGCACAACGTTTGACGCGCAGGCGGTCAAGCGTCAGTTGGGCATCGCCGTGGGCCAGTGGGACAGTTTCATGTACCGAATGAAGACGCTGGCCGAGCGCAAGGTCAAGACGCATGAAGCCATGAACTATTTCCTGAAGGTAATTTGCAACACCGACCAGCATTCAGACCCTGCCCTGGGCCTGACCAATGAGCGGGCCTTGAAGAAGGTGCAGATGCTCTACGAAGGCCATGGCCGGGGGGCCGAGATGGATGCGGCCAAGGACACGGCCTGGGGGTTGCTCTGCGCTGTCACGGAGTTTGTCGACCACGAGAAGCAGGCCCGCAGCCAGGACAACCGCCTCGACAGTGCTTGGTTCGGGCAAGGGGCTGTGATCAAGCAGCGTGCCCTGGACATCGCCCTGCAAATGACGTCTTGATGCCGGTCGTCGAAGTCTGTTTATGCGTTTTCCTGGATTTTAAGCATTTCAACCATTTATCCACCTCCACGGCATAAGCCCCGGCTCCATCACGGACCGGGGCTTTTTTGTGGTTTGTGTTTTTGCTTTTCAAAGGAGTCACCATGGCCAATCTATTGGTTCAATCGGATCCCCAGCCTTCCAACAAGGTCCGGCCAGCGCTCAAGCTGGTCAAGACCCTGGATCTCCATCGCGACCAGTGGCTGGAGGTGCGCAAGCGCGGCATCGGCAGCTCGGACGCGGCCGCTGCAGTCGGGCTTCATCCCTACAAATCCCAGCTGCAGCTGTGGATGGAGAAGACAGGACGTGAAGGCCAATTGCCGGTGGTCGATCCTCAGGATGATTCCAGCCCGATGTACTGGGGCACCCTGCTGGAACCCATCGTGGCGGCCCATTACACCCGGCGCACGGGACACAAGGTGCGGCGTGTCAATGCGGTGTTGCAGCACCCTGAACACCCCTGGATGCTGGCCAACATCGACCGGGAGGTGGTCGGTGCACCTGACGTGCAGATTCTGGAATGCAAGACGGCGGGCATTCATGGTGCCCGCCTGTGGCGCGATGGCGTTCCTGAGTATGTGCAGTTGCAGGTCATGCACCAGTTGGCGGTCACCGGCAAAGCGGCAGCCGATGTGGCCGTGCTGCTGGGCGGCCAGGAGCTGCAGGTGTTCCGTATTGCCCGGGACGAAGAGCTGATTGCCCAGCTCATCGCCTTGGAGCGGCAGTTCTGGGCTTATGTGGAGCGGGATGAGCAGCCGCCGGCCGATGGTTCGGACTCTGCGGATCTGGCGCTTCGCTGTCTGTATCCACGGGACAGTGGCACCACGCTGGATTGGTCCAGCGATCTGGAGATGTCAGGTGTGTTCTCTGACCTGCTGGCGGTCCGGGAGGTGATCACCACCCAAAGCGCCCTGGAGGCCCAGCTCAAGCAACGGATTCAGCAGCGCATGGGCGATGCCACCCGGGCGTTGTTCGAGACCGGGGAGGTTTCCTGGAAGCGCAGCAAGGACGGAACGTCCCTGGACACGGCGCAGCTAATCAAGGATCACCCGGAGTTGGCACAGGCTTACGCAGTGAACAGGCCCGGGAGCCGACGGTTTCTGGTGCAGCAATAAACCCTATCAACCTACCAACAGCGGACCTCCACCCCATCGGTGCAGGTTCGCTTTTTATTATCTCTTTGGAAGAAATCATCATGCTCAAAGGTTTGGCGTTGACACCCCCGGTCATTGGCCGGATTTCGATTGGGAAGGTTGTGGAGAAGAACGGCAAGCGCTTGCCGGAGAAGGATGACGAGTTCACCATCACCAGCCAGGTGCAAAGCCGCGATGGCTGGGTCAACCATCCGCTGGACGAACAGTTGCGCAAGGACAAGAGCGCCAAGCTTCGCAGCATTCCGGTGCGTTTGCTGTTTGACGATCCTGACCTGAGTCTGCGGGCCAACTACACGATGTTTGACCGGACTACGGGACGGCCGCTGTGCGTGGGCAACGGCGAGACCTGCAAACGGGCCACCCTGACTGGCATGCAGAGCTTTCCCTGCCCTGCCCCGCCAGCCTGTCCATTGGCAGAGGGCGGCAACTGTAAGCCCTATGGGCGCTTGAACGTGCGCATTGAAGTGGAGGGAGCGGGAGGGGATGAACTTGGCAGCTTCGTGCTGCGTACCACCGGGTTCAATACCATCCGCACGCTCTCGGCCCGGCTGCGCTACTTCCACGCACTCTCGGGTGGGGTGCTGTCCACCCTGCCGCTGGAGCTGCGTTTGCGGGGGAAGTCGACCACGCTGTCGCGGCGAACGCCGATCTACTACGTGGACCTGACGCTGCGGGGGGACAGCACGCTGGCGGAGGCTATTGTGACGGCCCGGTTCGACTGGGAGGCGCGCAGGGCAGCTGGTATGGACCAGGTGGCGATGGATGAAGCGGCCCGCGCCGGCTTTGCAATGGGGGAGTTCGAGGAATCTGAGGAGGATGGGGCTGCCGTGGTTGAGGAGTTTTATCCGGTGGATGTGGATGTACAGGACGCCGCCGGTAACGGAAATGCCTCTGGTATCAAACCGGAACTGGCTGACAAGCTCAGGCAGAAAGCAGGCAGGAGCCCCGCCCCAATCATGGAAAGCGCAGCTTGAATTCGTGCACCACACTGACCTTCACGAGGGGTCGGTGTGGTGCATGAGGAGATTTCTTTTTTTGTTTTTGGAGTGATTGTTATGGTGGTTTGCGTCCAGGAGCCACCCTTCATGGCGGCGTCCTGGGTGAGCAGTTCAGGCTGGCTGCTGCCGTTCAGTTATGGTGGCCCAACGACCGTTGCCGCCGGCTCCGGTCATTCGTCTGTTCACGGACCAAGTGGCTGCTTCCTTCAAAACCGGCCATTCAGCAGGGCTCTCGCATAGGACGACCAAGGTCCGTGGCGCCACGCAGTACAAAGGCGGCTCTCACGGGTTGCAAACTGGCGGTTCCGACCCCTTGCCGACTTCCCGATTGCTGCCATGAACTTCCGCTTCGCAGCGGGAGCTGCCGGTGGGTCAGTGCCCGCTTCCTGGCAACCCAATTGCATGAGTTGGGTTACCCCCAAGCAGCAGCAACTCAAGCGCTCGCCGCGGAAACAAGCCGCGGAACCGCCTCGATCAGCTTTTGTGTATAGGCGTGCTGCGGATTGCTCAGCACCCGGTGCGTCTCACCGTATTCCACCACCTCGCCGCGCTGCATCACGGCGATGTGGTCGCACATCTGGCCGGCCACGCGCAGATCGTGGGTGATGAACACCATCGCCAGCTTGAACTTCTCGCGCACCTGTGCAAACAGCTCCAGCACCTGCGCCTGCACCGATACATCCAGCGCGGACACCGGCTCGTCAGCCACTAGAAGTTCGGGGCGCATCGCCAGCGCGCGGGCAATGCCGATGCGCTGGCGCTGGCCACCAGAGAACTCGTGGGGATAGCGTTCCGCGGCATCGGCTGCCAAGCCCACCAGCTTCAACAACTCAGCCGTTCGCGACATGGCTTCAGACTTGCTCACGCCCTGCGCGATCGGACCGCCCGCGATGGCCGCACCCACGCGGTGGCGCGGGTTGAGCGACGCATAGGGGTCCTGGAACACCATCTGGATCTTGCCGGCCGTCTCACGCCGGAATGCCTTGCCCTGCGACAGGCTGCGCCCGTTGAAGAGAATCTGCCCGCTGTCATAGGCCGCAAGTCCGACCAGGCAGCGGCCCAAGCTCGACTTACCGGAGCCGGATTCGCCCACGATCCCCAGCGTCTCGCCGCGACGCAGGTTGAAGTTGATGTCCTTCGCGGCTTGCACCGATCGCCCGCGCTTGAACAGGCCATTGCCCGACTTGTAGGTCTTGCAAAGGTTCTGGACCTGCAGCACGCTCGCCGCGTCATCGGTCGGGGTCACGCGTTCTGCGGTACCAGTCGGAATCGCCGCGATCAGCTTGCGCGTGTAGGGGTGCTGCGGGGCATCGAGCACCTGTCGCGCTGGCCCCGCTTCGACGACCTTGCCGGTCTGCATGACCACGACATGGTCTGCGATCTCCGACACCACGCCGAAGTCGTGCGTAATGAACAGCACGGCCGTTCCGCGCCGCTGCTGCAGTTCGCGCATCAACTTCAGGATCTGCGCCTGCGTGGTCACGTCGAGCGCCGTGGTGGGCTCGTCGCAGATCAGCAGCAGCGGCTCCAGCACCAGCGCGCAGGCGATCATCACGCGCTGGCGCTGCCCGCCGGACAGGCGGAAGGGGTAGCTGTCGATGATCAGCTCCGGCTCGGGCAGCCCCACGTCGGCCAGCGCCGCGAGGATGCGACGCCGCTTCTCCGCGGCCGGCACGTTGCCGTGCGCATCGAACACCTCGCCGATCTGATCGCCAATGCGCATCACAGGGTTCAGCGCCGTCATCGGCTCCTGGAACACCATGCCGATGCGACGCCCGCGCAGCTCGCGCATTTGCGATTCGGTCAACTTGAGGAGGTCGGCCCCTTCGAACAGGATCTGTCCCGCGACCGGCGCCACATGCGGCCGCGGCAGCAGGCCCATCACCGCATTGGCGATCATCGACTTGCCCGAGCCGGACTCGCCGACCACGCACAAGGTCTGGCCGGGCCACACCGTCAAGTTCGCCTCCGTCACTGCCAGGGCACGGTCGGCGCCCTTGGGCAGGGAGATGCTCAGGCCGATGACCTCAAGCACGGGTTGTTTATTCAT